TCTTTATATTCTGCATCCCACCACTCAATAGGAAGAGTAAAATCAGCGTTATCCTCATTTACAAATACTCGTCCTGTTAATGAATCCCGTGTAATTGTTGAATTTGGATAATAGTCCTTTAAAAATTTTTCTCCGTTTGTCATCTTCTATTCTCCTTACACCATGTATATCCATGATAAAATCCAAGAACATAAATAATTAAACAGAACAAGGCTATTTCAATAATTTCTTCAATCATCTTTATTTTCTCCTTATTTACTAAAATAATGGTCGCCATGCTGAAATGCAGATGTACCACTGTCACTATATCTTTCTGTTCTAAAATATTTAATGTCGGAATTTGTTCTATTCTCAGCCTCTTCTAACACTATCTGAAATACTTCTTCGGATATCTCATATCCAGCTTTTCCCATTGCCCCATCTACTGTCGTTGAAAACTGAACTGGGTTAATCTGATAAATTACATCTAATGCAGTATCTGGAAAATCTTTACTATCTATTCGGTTAAATATTACATCTGCAACATATCTTTTACCTAACTCATCTTGATTACCAGCTTCTGCTTGTACTACTATTGCTATCTCCTCTAATTCCCCATAATAAATTTCATTTCTTATAGCCTCTTGTTCAGATTCAAATGTTATATGATGTAACAATTTATTAGATTCAACTTGTACAGTATCTTCAATATTAAGCTCCGTTTCAGTAGTTTTTATATCACTTACTATATTTCTATTAGTAAATATAAAAATCGCTAAAAAAGATGCCAGGATTAAACTCTCAGCTATTCTTTTTCGCATGATACCTCTCCCTATTCTTTCTTCTTATCTCCTCTCTATGAGCCTCTTGATACCGTCTATTCTGCTCTAGCCTATGCTGATGCAAAATGTCTTTAGGTAAAGGTTTTCTACCAGGTTTTTGTCTTAACACGCCTATACAATCATCATAAGGGCAATTTTCACAATCATCTGGCTGACAATAAATCTTCATCATTTACCTCTCTTCTTTTTGATAATAGAGTTATATGAAAATCATCTCCATCTTTTGGCTTAAAACTATGTAAGTCTGTATAAACCTCATTATCTATAACATACTTACCAGTCCATTCTTCTAGTAATTTCTTCATTTCTCTCCTTTCAATTTGTGCGTATTTTTTATATAATCATTCTATAACACATTTATACAAAAGTAAAGCGGGAACTATATGTTCCCGCTCATTGTTTTTAATTTATTTTACTATCTATATAATTTTCTACAAATGTTAGAACATCCTCATTTTCTTCATCCATAAAGAACTCTCTTACATTCGCCATACCTTGTATCTTATCAGCTTTTATATCACCTGTATCTGGGTCTACTACTGAGAACCAAGCTCCGTGCTGTTGTATTAAATCATATTTGATAGCTACTTCTAAGAGGTCTGCTAAATAATCAATTCCATTAGCATAGTCTATTGTATAGTAACCACCTCTTCTGTTTGATGGGCAAGTCTTATTCTTTACCATACTCATAAGAACTTTATTACCAGCAGGGCTCTCACTACTTCTTTTTATCTCATTACCCTTTTCATCAATAAATGCACCCTTTGTAAACTGCAATCTTACCGAGCATAGGTGCTTCCACCCTCTTCCACCAGGTGTCTTTGTAGCGTTACCATACATAGCGGCTAAATCATCTCTCAACTGATTTATTCCTATTACAGTACAATCATGCTGTTTGCATAACATATTGGCTTTATTACCAAATGTTGTTAATGCCATAGATATACCTGCGTATGTTTTATCAGCTACAGTTTTATCCATAGCCTGTGCTGACACTAATACTGCTATTGAATCAATGACTGCTAACCCTACTTCGCCTGTTCTCATCATATCCAAAACATCTTCAAGAAGTTCCTCTGCGTTCTGCTCTTCTGGCTGAATAAGTATCAATGAGTCTACGTCTACTCCTAACTTTGCAGCCCATTCTACATCTAATGTATTCTCATTATCGAAGTAAACTACTTTCTTAGGATGTTCTTCATTCGCCTGCATACGCTGATAATTACCTACAATATCGAGTGCTGATGTGGTCTTTCCCCCTCCTTCCTCACCGAAGAACTCAATTATTCTTCCTGTAGGTATACCCCCATAAGTACAATAATTCATACGAGGGGATGTAAATGGTATTCTAGTATAATCTCTCTTAGGTATACCGTATCCTACAATATCTGCTCCTGCATCCTTATTGATTTTCTTTATAACTTCATCTAATGACAATTTCTTATCTTTAGCCATTGTTATCTCCTTATTTATTTACCTGCATCATAGACAATTCTGCTTCTGACATTCTTCGACTTAAAACTTTTTTACAAGATGACAATAACTCTTGTGCCGCATCAACTTTTGCTTTAAGTATCTTGTACGATTTATTGTACACTATATTAACCACTCTCTCCACTGTGCTATCTATCTCTGCCTGTGTATTCTTATCTGCTACTGTACCAGACTTCTGTAATGAACGGGCTGTATTATATGCTTCTTTATATACTGAATGTGATAAATCATCTCTTATACCCATCTGCTCTGCGCCAACACTTGTATAATAAATCATTGTTGATAGATTTAATATAAAGTCATCTAACTCCGCATCAGTAGGCGGCTGTTTATCGTCTTTCAAAATACCTCTTACAAAATCTACATAATTATCAAGCTCACCTGAATATCTCTCGATAATATCATTGACTGTCTTATCAATCTCTGCTGAATTTTCTTCTATCTTGTCTAATAATTCTTTAGATACTGCCATTTTCTCTCCTTTCAATCTGCGTGTAAGTGTTTATTCATTGTTCTAATATATGATTCTCCATCACATATATACCAATCATCTGTTCTCTTATTGTCTTTAATCGGAATTACATCACTATCATCCATATGTACTCTCTTTAAACATACATATGTACCTTTTCCTATCTGTGATAAGTTTTCACATCTTTTACAACCAAGCTCAAATTTAATAATCTCTCCCATAGCTACTCACTTTCTGTTTTTCTTTTATTATCTCACTAAATCAGTATGGTATCGACAGGAAGAAACTCTGGAAATCATAACTCCAAAAAATCCTTTTCTTTGTGCCGTGTATTTCTATTATTGCTAAATCATCTGCATCATATCGTATACTCTTTGCACCGTTCTGTTTTAGAGTTTCTAAAAATTGAATAGGTATAAATACTGTCTTATCATAATTGGTATACCAACACATAATCCCAGCTATTACACCAGATACTTTTGACATTTTTAAAAGCTCTGCCCACTGAAATTCTGATATATTAGCAAATGGTAGTGATGGTTTATTTGTTGCTTTACACTCAATTGCATATAGAACAGGCTTGTGATAAATAAAGAAATCGCATGGATTACGACTTCCGCTCATATATGACATTTGGTCAGGCACTCTATATACATGAGTATCAGGCACTTTTTCAAATGCTTCTCTTACTACACCTTCAAAACTTTTTCCCCGATTTTTCCTGTTCATTATTTATCCTTTCTGCACTGTGATATATAAGAACAATATCTACAAGTTGATGCTGGTACAGTATCTTCTTTAGGTGGTACGATATTTCTCTCAACATATCCTTGTACATCTACTATAAAATCGACCAGCTCTTTTCTCATCTCATCTGTTACATGAAATATGTATGATTTTGCGTTCAATAAATCCCTTTCAATGTATAAAAACAAAACATCATCTAACTGAAAACTATTTGAATAGGATATTCCTTGATGATAATGTTTCTTATCTACATCTGTTCTTGAATACCATTTATTACTACTCTCTGTCTTTATCTCTAAGATATAGTATTTGCCTTTATATCTTATTATACCATCACACATGAAACTGATATATGTACCGTATCTTGTGTCGTACAGTTTTGTTTCTGTACCCTTTTTCTCCCTCACTATAAGATAATCTAGGCCTTTGCTCTTTACATAATCCTCAACATCTATCCACTCACAGTCCATTCCATTTTCTTTCATCTGCATTACTGCGGTCTGAACTCTTACATGAATATCACTACCACTATTACATATACCTATCATGTTAAAAGAAGCATTTCCAGTATCTGGCTGAACTTGTTTTATCTGGTAGTAACATCCTCTTTTACAATTAAGAGATGATGGCTTAAACGTTGGAGATGGTAATCCATTATGCTTTTCTTCTTCTAGTTCCACGCTTCTTTTAAAATCGGCTAAAAATGATTCATTCACAGGCAATTCTTTATTAGCAAGCTCTATCAATCTCCCTACATTTTTCAATGAATTTCTCATACAATCCCCTTTAGTTAAAAATAGGGAGAGCTGTCAACTCTCCCTGCAAGTTGTCGCAAGTTACTCGGCTGTTCTATCATCATCAGCAAGGGCGATTACCTGACGAGTAGTTTCTGACATTGTAAGTTTGATTGAATTTTCTTTGCCATAAAGAATCTCAATAATATCTAACTGATAGGCTTTAACCTGAGTCTTAAATAAATCAATATCAAGACAGCAGGTATAATCTGTGAAGTCTGTACTCTCTTTATAAGGAATAATCTCTTCACCACTATTCTGCTTAGATGATACTACGAGTCCGTCTTTAGTAAATGTAAGATATACACTATTCTTATCGAAAGTATCTACAAAGAGTGAAAGACGGTCTAACATCTGTAACAGAGGAGCTTTTTCAATCTTACATGAGCTTGGGAACTTCTCATCTAAAAGACTTGATATTGCATCAATCTGATAATCTTTTACACCCTCATCTGTCTTGCCATATACTGTAACTTCAGGAGTTTCAAAAATTACAGTATCTTCATCATACCTTATATCTATATTCTCACTCGACATTACATCAAGTAAATCCATAAGCTGAGGTGAAATAAGTCTAGGCTCATCAAAAATCTTCACATCAATACCACAGATTTTATATGTGTCCGTAGCAACTACTCTACTACCTACATAATAATCTGAATAGCACATATCTTCTTTACCTACAAGAAGTGCTGCCTTGGCTGTTGAGAGGATGTGTCTAATAGTTGAGAGCTTTACTTCTGAACTATTCCAGAACTTCTCTGCATCTTCATTTTCAAGAGGATTAGGATAGTCAATAAGCTCGCCCTCTTCGTCATATGGAAGCTCTAATACATACTTACCATTACCTTTTACTGTGAGCTTATCCAACTCTCCTTCTTTTCCCTCTGATACTTCAAGAGTTACTTCCTGACAAGTGAGTTTAGAAATAAGTTTGGAGAACTTATCAACTGCTACAACAACATTGAAATCATCTCCTGCTACTTTATCCTGTCTTACATACAGATAGTTATTATTATCTGTTGTAGTAAGTGTTAATCTATTGTCCTTTAAAGATATAGACATAAGCTGAGTAATGAATAAATCATTATTCATCCCCGCTCCCTTTACTGCTTTAGCTACCATATTCTGAAAAGTAGCTGTGTTGATTGTTAATTTCATTTGTCAATCCTCCTTATTATTAAATAATTTTTCATGTATTATTGCACACACACGTGCCCTTGTCATAAGTAACAGCAAATCAAGCATAGGGTCTGATTTTTCTATCTCATTGGCCTCTTTTGCAGATAGCTTAGCTATATCAGCAACTATCTGGTCAAATTCACTCTCTGAAAGTGTCACTATTTTCTCTTCCTTTGTTGCAACTGTCTTAACTTCTACTTTCATATTTTCTTCCTCCTATTTTTTATATTTATCTGATATAATCATTGGGTAAGCATTATCATGTTCTATTACATGGTGCATACGAAAATGTCTATCACCCATTATACCTACTTTTACAAATGACGGGCATTGCATTACTGTATAAAATGATTTCTGATATGTACCTGCCCCTAAATACATCTCAGTCATTCCACCTTTCACTTGTTGAGTTTCTGGCTGGTCTACCATCATAAATGGAAATGTAAAATATAATTTACCTCTGAATCCCCCTATTGTAAATTGGTTTGTATCGTCATTCATAGTGCCATTAAACTGCATCGGTCTATCAGTACGACAAAACCAACTATTCATACACTTTCTTCTATACTTAGCTTGTACTAATCTACTACCTACTCCCCCTATATAATCCCCTGCTTGACCAAATGCTACTGCATTTATATTAGGATTAGTGTCTAAAAATTCCAGATGTGCTTCTATTACCGCATCAAGATTAGCTGATGTTGTTCTATATAACGTATCATCCTCAACATATCTCATAGGTAATGTAATTGTATCATCATCTAACTGGCAAAAATATGTTAGTCCTTTTTCTTTTGCTATATCAAAACAAGCATTTCTGGCATACACTGCACACTTTCTATTACCTGTATTATCCATTGTGTCCATTCTTTTGAGTATCTCATCTTTAGAAAAGACTGCTACTTCAGGATATATAGCTTGATAGTTTGGTAAATCTTTATCCTCATCATCACAGACTATTATTATTCTACCACTATAACCGTAGTTTCTTAGTGTAGGATAGCTAGGAACATTCTCAGCTCTACCATGACATAATATCATTACTGCAAAATCATCAAGCCTGCTCATTCTTATCCTTCGCTTTCTTTTCTGCTAATTCTCTCTGTGCCTTTAAAATGTTTTTAGCTTCTTTAGCCTTAGCATCTCTGGCTTTTTCTTCTTCAACCAACTGCTTCATCTTTTCAGATAGTGCTACATATCCATTAGCTATTGCGTCATCTATATCAAGAATGACTAATGCGGATTCTTCCATTAGCTCCTGCATCTCTTTACTAGCATGAGCATAGTAGTCTGCTATTTTACTATAAGTAAATACGATATGTCGTGAAGCGGCAAATTTTAAGAATTTCTTTTCTTCCTCTGATACTCCAGACTTATTGATTCTAGCTATGAGTTTACTGTATTTTGTGAGGTCATATACTGATTCAAGATTAGGCTTCTCATTAGATGGCTCATACTGTGGTACACGTATTGCCCTAGAATATTTTGTATCATCCCCCATAGGATTCTTCTTAGCGTTTTCATCATCAAATAGTTGTTTCATGTTTTCCCCTTTTCGTTTTGTAAAATCTTTACTCAAACATTATATAACATATTTTTATGGCTTACAATAGCTTGTACTTGGAACAAATGAGCTTTGGAAAAGCATTGTCTTTTTTCAGTCTAAAGCCTGTATTATTAGCATCAAAACTTACACATGATGGATGGCACATTACTACATAAGCAGACCTATTAAATATACTCTTACTATTATAGATTTCTTCCATTCCACCTTTTACATCTTTTGCCATTGTCTTTGTTTCATATTGAAAGAATGTTGGCTGAAATATGAATTTACCTGTCTGCTGTACTAACAATGATGTTACCATCTCCTCATACATTTCAGATTTCCATTCTATTCTATCTCTTACTTTTCTGAATACAAGAGTGTTCATGTTTCGCCCATCTTTTGCTTTACCGCCTATATAGTTTCTAGCATCTGCTACTGATAAAGCGGAGATATTAGATTTATCCATATAGTCCAGATATGCTTCAAACAATTTGTCAATATTCTTAGTTATAGGTTGAGATTTTAAATGCCCATCTTCTTCATATCTGTATCTGAATCCTGTTAAATCATCATCTACTATAATGACATAATCATACCCATCCATTCTTGCGATATTCTCACAAGCATTCCACGCATAAAGATGAGTATTTCTTATAGGCTTATCAGTACCACTATCGTTTGCCATTATATATAACTTTTTGCTAAATATATGTAGCCATAATCTATTATCTTGATGTGCTACATCTAAATATCCAATGCCATCATTATCTTCATCATCTATCATCATTATAATATCGCCAGTATATCCACATTCTCTCAGCACTTTCCATGTTGTCTGAGTATATGGTCTACCATGTGTACAGATAAATACTGCGTATTTCATTTCCTATATCTCCCACTGATAATCATAGGATATGCTTTAGATTTATCCCATTGCATTTTGATTCTACCATTAGCCCCACCTATTTTCAAACATGATGGTGTAGTGATTACTCCTAAGAATGAACGTTGATACTCATTGATGTTATCATATGTTTCTTTCATTCCACCATTATTCTCACCTGTTTCATTCATAGGTCTTGCATCATAAGTAATAAATGGTAATGCCCACCATATATATCCTACCTTTGAAGTAAGGGTATTAGTGAGCATATCTTGACGCATTACACCTTTCCAATCTAAATCAAACTTTGTATTCCTAATAAATAACTGTATTATTTCCCTTTGTTCAGATATTCTCTTATTAAGATTATGTACACCTGACATATAAAAAAGCATATGGACAAAAGAAGTTACTGCTATATCATGGGCTAAGATATAATCAGAATACAATTCAAAGACTCTATCTAGCCCGCCATTCATAGCTAATGATTTCACAGTATTACCTTCAACCCATCTGTATCTGAATCCGACTATATCATCATCACACACCATGAAAGTATCTAATTTAAAGTGTTTAGCATACTCTTCCACAGCGTTCCTAGGATAAGTTACAGACGCTTTTTGAGTTGTATCTATGACTTTATCACACTTATCAAATTGAAGCTGTTTATTGTATACCAGGACATCATCATATCTGTTTAAATATCTTTGTAGTTGTGTATCTTCATTATCTACTACAATATAAATCTTTCCTGTATAACCACATTTTCGTAATGTATCGTAAGTTGTCATAGACTCAACCCTTTCATGGGTTGTTATAAAGACTGCAAAACTCATTCTTTTTCCTCAACAAGTTTACCATTTTCTAACTTATACTTCTTACCATACCACCTATGTGTAACTTCAACATCACAACTAATCGGAACTATAAATCGTTCACCAGGGGCCTCTGACATTATCTTTGCGAATAATGGTATAACTTCTGCCGCATTTTCTTCAGGACATTCTGCTAAAATTTCATCATGTATAGGTATCAACATTCTAAATCCTAGCTCTTTTAATCGCTCATTTTTATTAAGCTCAATCATAGCAAGTTTTGACATATCTGCCGCAGTGCCCTGTATTCGTGCATTAACTATCTTTGTATAGTCTTTATCTCTTGTGTGGTCTATAATTTTTATTCCTTCAGATTTAGCTTCTGCAAATATTGCGGCTCGCTTCTGTGCTCCCCAGGCATTTTTAAGTCTATTAAGATACTTTTGCATAACTTTTTCAGGAACTTCTTGTTCCACATCATCCATATCTAATGGGTCTAAATTGTCTGGGCTCTCAATGTATTCAAATTCATAGTCAGGTAAAAGCATAGACGGAAATCTTCTCTTTCTACCCCATAGAGTAGTGACATATCCAAGTGTTTCTGCCATCTCAAAACTCTGTCTTTCAAACTCTGCAATAGCTGGAAATCCATTAAAAACATCATCTTTAATTCTCTCGGCCTCTTTTTTAGAACAACCTATCTGTTCAGCAATACTGGCGGCCCCTCTACCATAGTTTATTCCTAACAAAATACTTTTAGCTTGGGCTCTTCTTGCTTTGCCATCAGGATTAGTTGTACCATCAGGTCTGAACTCTCTACATTCCTCATAAGGATATCCAAATGCTACTGAGGCAATCTCTGCGTAGAAGTCTTTACCTTGTCTAAATGCCTCTATCATACCCTCATCACCACACATCTGTGCCATACCTTTGATTTCCTGCTGTGAGTAGTCAGCAGACATCATTATATATCCTGGTGTAGCTATAAACATCTTCCTAATATCTTTATTGTGACTAGGTATGTTCTGCAGGTTTGGGTCTTGTGAACTAAATCTTCCGGTATCTGCACCATATTGATTAAACTTACAGTGTATTCTTCCATCATCTTTATTAACACACTCAGGTAATTTGTCTATGAATGTACTGACTAAAGTTGAGAATGAACGATAATCCAGTATTGCATCTGCTAATGGATGTTTCAGTTTCTCCAACACTTCTTCTGATGTGCTAAATGATTCTTTCTTGGTTTTCTTATCAATAGTTGGAGGTATCTTTGCTATATCATATAGTAGTGCCTGTAACTGTGGTACTGATTGTATGTTTATAGGATTATCAAGTGTTATTGTGTATTCAACATCTTTACCTTTTACCTTCTTTGTATGAGGTATTGGATTAGCTCTATAATCTTCTATCTCCGCTGAGTACATCTCACAGAGCTTATGAAAATTAGCTTCCTTTTCGTCCAAAAGAGCGTGATATTTTTTCTTTAATTCTTCATTGTATTGTAAATCAAAAGCTACTCCGGCATTCTCTAAATCGACTACGGCATCAACACAAGGCATTTCTATGTTCTTGAATACCCAATATACATCTTTGAGATTTTCCTTTGTTCTAAAAATATTTCTTTGATAATCTGCGTACTCCCATGTAATCTTTGGGTCATGTGCGGCATATAATGCTGCCGTTCTTATGGGTAGTTTCTGAAATATCTTAGGGACATCAAACAACTCACTAAAACTAAATGCGTCATCATTACCCCTTAATATATATTTCTTATGCAGAGGTTTTAACTTCTTAACTGGTTCATTCTCATTTAAACATCTTGAAGCTAATGAGGCATCCCAAGTACATTTTAATCTTGTACCTGTTCCGTGCATCAATACTCGTATATCAAATACTGCATTGAACATATCACAGTCAATGCCCTCTAATCTCGCCAGCTCTTTGCCTATAATATCTGCTGATAATTGATTTTTTACTTTCTGACCAGTCACATAAGATATATGGTTTACAGGTATATAAGTAGTTTTTTCTCCAGGGGTATATATACCTACACCTACAAGCTCATCAACTAATGGGTCTAATCCTGTTGTTTCTGTATCTATGCCATATATACCATTAACTATACACTTGTCTATATAGTCGTGTAATGTCTGTTCGTCCTGTATTATTATTGTTTCATCTGCAAACTGTCCAAGATGAGTTTCTACCATAGCTTTTATGGTATTTATCTTATTAACAATACTACCACCACTTGATTTAGTGGTGGTAGTTGTTTTTGCTCTCGTCTTGGACTTTTTAAGAAGTGCTAAATCTTGCTCTCTTGTACTAAGAGCTGGTACTTCAAATAGCGGCATCTTATCGTCCCCTTTCATATGTATATGCCCTATAAACCCTTACAAGAACGGTTAAATCTGTAAGTTATAACTTAGACAATAAATTCATCTTAATGTTGTGATGGAATTTGACGTAACATTTCATCAATGTAATTTGAAAACTGTATACCACAGTGTTGATAGTTACCACTTCATCTGATATGTAATGAAGCAATTTTTTAAGATGAATAAGTTTTTTTACCACGTTTATCATATCATTAAAAATAATATGGCTGGGATATATAGGGGAATATATTAATATTCGTCCTCTGCATCTCTACGTCTTGAAGGTGTTCTTCTCTCTGATGTTTGTTCATCTCTTGATGAGCCTCTTCTTACTACACCAGAATCAGCACTATTAGGGAATGAACCTCTCTTTACAAAATATTCCATATCTTCATATGATTTATCGAGAACAACATCACCTAAAATCTCTGGAATATCATCTTTGACATTATCAATGCTAAAATCGTCTTTCTCTGATGTAGGATATAATCCATAAGTTGTGGATGTATCTCCCTTTTTACCCTTACGTTCAATCTCTGTAACTATTGTTGAGGCATGAGGATTTCTACTACAAAAACTAGCAAGCTCTCTAAAGAAAGTCTTTCCTCTTTCCCAAATCTGCACTTCATCAGTGTCACAATTGTAAAGTGGAATAAAGAGCTTTGCATGAACTTTACTTAACTCAGGATTATGCTTACCCTCTGCACAGAATGGACAGTCACTTACAGGCGCACCTGCTTCTCTAAGACAGTTTACATATCTGTGCTTATCACCTATTTCTACTCTGTGTACTGCATATCCTGAAAAATCATTCATATCATCCCCTAAAAGATGTACTCTTGCAATATCTCCATCATCTTTTAGTGAAAAGAAATTTGTACCCCCTCCACTTGAACCATACGAATCTGCTTGCTCATAACTGAATCGCGGCATATCACTTTTCCTCCTGTTTTTCCTTTTTCGTTTTTTCGTTTGACTTTCTTTCATCTATAAATTTAGCAATAGCATTGAGCATTTCTGCCAATGTATTGTCAAACTTATCATAGGTAACTCTATATCTGATATTGTTACCGCCATCTCCAAGAACTTCCTTAGACTCGTTGAGCTTGACATACTTATCAACCATCTCTCTTGTTCTAAATGAATACTTGCCAAGCTTGTAGACATCCCATATCTGCAATACAGAGGTCTTCTTGTATCTCACATTGATAGCGCCCTTGGCACTTCTATCTACTTTAAGCTCAAGACCTTTATCAATGATAGCTGATGATACAGTATCACTAAGTGCCCTTAATCTCTTCACCTTTTCTTCTGTTGTGAGTTTGATTTCTGTAGATTCTGTCTTTACAGTCTTTTTATCGGAAATCTTCTTTTTCTCATCAGCAACTTTCTGCTCTTCAACCTGAGTAGAAGTCTGTATAACTTCTTCACCCTGATACTTTCTCCAGTTACTTCTGAATGTTGAGAATGTGATATTAAATGTCTTACCATCTTTATCACGCATCATCAGAGTTTTATACTTCACCTCTCTACTCTCAAGTACACCTACTTTCCCGGTCTTTCTCTCTTCGTACATCTGACCGATTACACCAACTTCATTGTTTGCAGTTTTTTCTTTTGCCATCTTTTTACCTTTCTGTCGTTTTGACGTTTTGTATTTCTTGTTACTAAACATACAATAACATATTTATTTATAGATGTAAAGTCTAATGCGAACATTCCAGTTTTGTTTTTAATTCTGCTATCAAATGCTTATCTATAAAGTATAAACTGTTTACATCTTCATTAACATTGCGCTGATTTATGATAGAACCTCCTAGTAAATAATCGACATTATCTACTATATTAGGAACAAGGTTATGAACAACTCTCTTATCCGAATAATTTTCTAATATAAACGCTCTAAATAACGTATCATCAAATTTATTAGCCTCTATATAGGCTCTGTACTTTCTTTGTGTAGAAGCACTCTTTATCCAACAAACAAATGCTCTGAGTATATGATTAGGTATGCGTATGCAAGGAAATGAATACCACATATCTCTTACAGGTCTTATACC